CGCGATGTCAACGGCTTTAGTTTTATTTGTGGTCTTGATCCCGCTATGGTTGGTGATACAGCCGTCGTTTGTTACGCTGTTGATCGGGCTACACATAAACGCTATATCGTTGATGCTATTAAAATTACTAGGCCGACACCTGCTGCGATACGCCAGCTAATCTTTGACTGGACTTCCCTGTACCAGCCCAGCGAGTGGATAGTAGAGAAGAACGCTTTTCAATCTTTCTTAACCCAAGACGAAGGCATCCGCCAAAATCTTGCAAGTCGTGGCGTTCTATTACGTGAGCACCATACAGGTACTAACAAGTGGGACTCCGGTTTCGGCGTTGCCTCTATGTCCACCCTGTTTGGCACAAAACAGTTTGATGGCAAACACCACCGCGACAACCTTATTCACTTACCCAGCGATCAAACCGAAAACGTTAAGGCGCTCATCGAGCAATTGATTACGTGGTCGCCTAATACTAAAGGCAAGACCGATATGGTGATGGCTCTTTGGTTCTGTGAGATCAGAGCACGTGAGATGCTCAGCCAAGGTAACCACGCAGTACACCATATGAAAAATCCATTCCTTTCTCGTTTCGAGAAAGGCAAACGAACAGTTATCAACATAGATGAACTGCTCGCAGAAAAAGATCGTACATTCATCTAAGGAGATAAAATGCCAGTACCAGCAATAGTCGCAGGAGCAGCAGCAGTTGCTGGTCGTCTTGCAGCAAAGAAAGCAGCTAAAGAACTAGTAAAAAAAGTAGGGCGTGATATTGGAGGACGCAGTGGAGGTGCTAGTAACTTAACCAATGCAATTCAAAAGCGTTCTGTAAAAGCTGTTCCATCTAATGCCCTTAAGCGTGCTAGCAAAAATATAAAGTCAAACGAAGCAGTGCAAAACGCTAAAAGCGGTACTGCTGCAAAAAGAAGCGCGTTAGATGTAAAACAATCTAAGCCAGCTAAAGTAGTTAAAGTAAATTCTGCTGTTAAAGCAAAGTCTCCAGATGCCGCTAAGTCTGCAAACGCTAGAGCATTAAAAGCTGCTAACAAGAAGGGCAAGAAGTAATGCCAAATATGAAGAAGCCTGCGCCTAAGAAGATTACTGGTAAGACAGTAGATCCAGCAAAGAAGAAGTTAATGCCTAAGCAACTTACAGGCAAAGAGGCAGTAGATGCGCTACAAAAGCGCGTATCACCATCTGGTGTTAAGAAGGCAGAAGCTGGCGCTAAGAAGGCCATCGACAAGAAGTATCCAGGATTATACAAAAAGTCTAAGTAAGGACCTAAATTGTTATCAGTCAAAGAAGTAGACGCTAAGCTCGCACGCTTACGTACTCGCTCATCAGCGCGAGATCAACGTATGCGTGATGTGCTCTCGGTGCGTCAAGGAGATATCTCTAAGGTATATCCTGCAATGTTTTCAGAGGAATACCCAAAGCCTCTGGTTGCAAACTTCATTGACGTAGCAGCACGAGATCTAGCAGAAGCAATGGCACCACTGCCATCCTTTAACTGCTCGGCAACCAATATGGTTTCAGATACTGCACGCAAGGCAGCAGATACTAGAACTCGTATTGCAAATTTCTATGTAACAAACTCTGACCTACAACTGCAGATGTACACAGCAGCAGACTGGTATAACACCTACGGTATGGGTGTCGGTATGGTTGAGATGGACTTTGAGGACAACAACCCTCGCATCCGTATGCTCAACCCATTTGGTACCTACCCAGAGATAGATCGTTATGGTCGTGTTCTATCTGTTACTCAGGTTATTGTTACCGATGCAGAGACACTAGCGGCTCAGTATCCAGAGTATTATGATTTAATTCTAGGTCGAAACCAGTACGCTTTATCTTCCCCTTACGTTTCAATGGTTAAGTACCACGACAAAGATCAGGATTTGCTCTATATCCCAGAGCGTAAGAACTTAGTTCTATCACGCACACCTAACATTTTGAGTAAGCCAATGGCATCTGTCATTATGCGTTCATCTCTTGATGGTGAAGCACGTGGACAGTTTGATGATGTTCTATCAGTGCAGTTAGCTCGTGCTCGTTTTGCAATCTTGCAGATCCAAGCAGCAGAAAAATCTATCCAAGCACCTATTGCTATTCCACAAGATGTGCAAGAACTTGCTCTTGGTCCAGATTCAATTATGCGTTCTGCTAACCCACAAGGTATTCGTCGCGTATCATTAGATCTACCAGCTGGCATCTTTGCAGAGTCTGGGGTCCTTGAGCGTGAACTTCGCCTAGGATCTCGTTACCCTGAATCTCGTTCAGGTAACATTGACGCATCTGTTGTTACAGGCCGTGGTGTACAAGCACTACAGGCTGGCTTTGATACACAGATCAAGTCAGCACAAGCACAATTTGCTCGTATGTTCCAAGAACTTATCTCTGTTTGCTTTGAAGTAGATGAGAAAGTATTTGGTGGTATTCCAAAGACCATCAAGGGAACAGATGACGGAACACCTTACGTTCTAAAGTACACACCATCTCGTGACATCAAGGGTGAGTACGGCGTAGATGTACGCTACGGAATTATGTCTGGTATGGATCCAAACCGTGCCATCATTGCATTACTACAAATGCGCTCAGACAAGCTCGTATCTCGTGACTATGTACGTCGTGAGATTCCTATGGACTTGAATGTTACGCAGGAGGAACAACGTGTTGACATTGAAGAAATGCGCGACTCTTTGCGCGTTGCTGTTGCTCAGTACGCTCAGGCGATACCAGCTCTTGCAGCGCAAGGACAAGACCCTTCACAGATTATCAGCCGCATCGCAACTGTTATCCAGGGTCGGCAAAAGGGCCAAGCACTAGAGAACATTATCGAAAAAGCATTTGCACCAGAACCAGCCCCAGAGATGCCACCTATGGCACCGGGTATGGAACAACAACTTCCAGCAGCAGGTGTGGCCCCCGCCCCAGCCTCAGCGCAACCTCCACAAGAACAAGGTGGTATGGCCCCTGCTGCTGGTCAACGTCCCGATATAGCCCAACTACTCGCTGGTATCACCGGCGCAGCTTAAGCAGAGGAGGTGTAAATATGAACAAGGGATCTCGCGCAGCAGCGCCAATGTCAAAGCCAGTTGAAGGCAAGAAGGACACATCTAAGCCAGCAGGTGGCAAGGTAGTTCCATCAATGATGCCAGCAGGCCGTCGTGGCAACGCAGTAAAAAAGGGATAATAACTTTTTAATGGAAGGTGTACTGGGCGATGAAAGATGACAATTATGTTCCTCGTCCAGTGCGCTTTCTTGATTTTGTTGTTGTAGGAATAGGTTTCTTACACAACATTGCTTCATCTGTTGAAACATTAACAGGTGAACTAATGGAATTATCTATTTACCATTCAAATCATCTTACTCAAACCAATAGGGCTTGGGAAGATATGACAGCAGATTTAGAAAGACTAGAGGAGGACAAATGACAACTGCACCGATGAACCCAAAAGCAGGCGTATCAGGTCCTGGTAAGTATTCAGTTCGTACAGATAAATTAGAATTAGGTTCAACAGCATACGGCGAAGGCGTTGAGACACAGGCTATTAAGTCTGGTGCTCCGCTAGCCAAAACTGCAAATACTCGACCAGCCCCAGCATCAGCTATGGGACAACCAGTAACTTCTTTATACGCTCCAACTGAGCGACCAAATGAGCCAGTTACTGCAGGTATTGACCAAGGCGCAGGACCAGGTTCTGATGCTTTGATGGTTAACCAGCCAGCAGATTACACAAATTTTAACGCTAACATCCAATCGTATACTCCAGTACTTTCATACATTGCATCTTTACAAAATACCTCTCCAGAAACACGTAGAGCTATTAGACAACTAAGGGATTCTTTGTGAGTGTATGGAACAGAATTGGTGATGTAGCTTCTACTGCTGCTAAAAACGCATTTAAGTTTGGTCAAGAAGTAGTAGGCTCAGGCACTGGAGTTGCACGCTTTGCGTGGGATGTAGGTACTGCTCCTTGGAATGACCAAGCTCAATATAATGGTTTTATTCAACCATTCAAAACTGCTGCTTCAAAAGAAGGTGGCAACATAATTAAGCCTTACTCATCTGCAGGTGGCGCAATTATGAAGGTCCCTGGTGTAGCACCAGCACTTGAGCGTATCAACTACATTAACCGTGAGTATATTCGTGAACCATTAACTACCTATAACCTAGTTCTTGGTGACATTACATCAGGTCGTGAAGACCTAACTGCGATATTTGACCCTAACGTATATAGAAAAGCCTACAAAGGCGCTCAAGATATTTCATTTGGTCAAGCATTTGTTAGTACGATACGTAATACGTATGACCCAAAATTTAATGTTTATGATCCTAAGCAACGCGAAGCAGCTTTCAAGAAAAGCGCTTGGGGTAAAGCACTATCAGGTGGATTTGACCTTAGCATTCAACTAGTTGGAGACGTAACTCTTGCAGCTGGTAAAGGAATTAAAGTTCTTAAGGCATCTGAACTTGGCGTTGGTAAATTAAATAATGCAGATGCTGTAGCAAAAGCAGCAGAAGATATTACAAAGGCACAATACGGTGAAGCAAACCGCTTTACTAAAGTACTAGATGACTTTACTGCCAATGATTCAGCCTACGCTATTAGTCATCCAATGGTTAAATCTTCATCTAACCCAGGACTACTAGCACATTTGCTAGGTGATTCTATAGATCGTGATGAAACAGCCCTTATCCTGCGTTCTGCTCTATCAGATCCTGCAGCAATGGATGAACTACGTCAATCTCGTCGCTATATTACAGACGCATTAGAAACTGCTCGTGGAGATTTATCATCTGTTGATGAATATAAGTTGTTTGCAGCACCAGATGGGTCTGGAATGCTTCCATTTCTTAACGATAACAAAGCAATCACAGATGATGCTCTTGCTAACTATGCCTCTCTTGCAGAAAACGACAAGTACTTTGCAAAGCTGATGGAAATTGGTCAAGGTGGTGGTGTTCTTACACGCACAACTGGAAAAGGTTTACAAGGAATAGAGAACTTTGTAGCAGAAGGACGAGCAACTAAGTTTTATGACAAGACTAACGGCAATCCTCGTGTAGAGGTTTTCCAACCAACACCTTTTCATCGTTTATACCAAAAGATTTCTTGGCTACAAGGCGAGAAGCCTGCAGGTTTAATTGATTTTAACGATGCTGATTCTTACCGCGAAGTAATTGCAACTGCTGGCCAGCTAGAGAAAATTCTTAAGCTAGATCCTGCACAGAGTAAGTCCATCCTTGACTCTTATATTGGTGCTCGTACACCTGAAGAGCGTATGATTGCAACAATCAATCTTGAAGGTCAAGCACTTCGCAAGATTGCAGCCAAGTATGATATTGATGAAGATATTGCTAACCAGATCTATAACAACTATAACGGTGCTCGCACATCTGCTCTGAAGTCTATTAAAGACAAGGGCTTTATGGTTGATACTGATGGTTCAATTATCAAGGTGCCTCAACTAGAGTCCCAGACAGCAGATTTCTTACCTATAATGGATTTCCAGTTAATGGATAATCTACTTAAGCGTAACAGTTCCGTGATTCGTGGAATAGTAGGAGGCGGTAAGGATAGTTTTCTTACTATTGCCGACGTTATTCAAGATGCTTTCAAGGCTGGAGCTTTGCTTCGCCTTGGTTACACACAACGTAACGCTATTGATTCACAGCTTCGTATTGCTGCATCTGTTGGTTCTCTTGCCACATTGCGCCACTTAGGTCCTGGAATTAAAAACATTGTTAACAACAGCGTTGCAGTTCCTGCTCGCTTTATTGATAGCTACCGTGCAGTAGATGATGGTATGACAATCAAGCAAGTTCAACAGTCAAGCACTAAAGTGATTAACGAACTTAATGAGTTAAAAACCAAGATTGGTGAATTAGAAGCAAAGGTTTCTTTGAAGCCTGATAACGTTGATCTCGATGGTGAACTCAATACCTTAAGACTTCTTCAAGAAGAAAAGGTTGCAGTCTATAACCATTACGCAGATGTACTATCTCGTAAAGGAACCAAAGAGCCTAAGCAACGCATTGGTACTGGAACTTACAAAGTAACCGGTAGCGATGGTGAGGTTTATGATTTACACGATGCTTTTGGTGGACCGCTAGGCGATATGTTCCGCAAGATTGCATCATCTGGAAACTCATTTGAGCGTTTAGTTGATAGCAATACTGATATGTATATGCGTAAATTATCCTCAAAGGGTATCGGCGCAGTTCGTCCATCAGATCCTGCATACTTTGAACAGTGGGCGCAAACGCTACGTCAACAGTTTGGTAACTCTGCAGTCGTCAACAAGATTATTGCTGGCGATAGCATTGACGATATCACTAAGTGGCTACGCAATTCACCAGAAGGTCGTGACCTTCGTAAGCGTCTTGCTCTTACATCAGATGATTCAGGCGAATATGTTAACAAGATTAACGGATTCTTAGACCAGTACCTACCTCTTCAATCAGGTCTTCGTGGCAAGTTAAAAGAAATTACTGCAGCAGATCTTCGTACTGCATTTGATGATCCAACTGACCTGCCTATAATTCACGGTCACGTACTTGAGGAAGCGTTATTTAACGTATCTCAGGTAAAAGGACGTGAACTTATCAATACTGCTTTTAAGTTCCTTGGAACATTACCTGAAGACACTTGGGCAAGAAACCCATTGTATGTCTACCTATATCGTCGTGAGGCAAAGCGTCGTCTTGACGTTATGACAGGACAAAATGTAGAGCGTTTAACAGCACAAGAACAAGCACAGTTAATGTCACAATCTCACAAGATTGCACAGCGTGAGATGAAAGGTATTCTCTTTAACATTGAGCGCCGTACAAATCTTGCTACAGCATTTAAGTACATTAGCCCATTCTTTTCTGCACAAGAGAACTCATATAAGACTTGGCTTAAGTTAGCAGCAGCTAACCCTGCAATTGTTAATCGCGGTTATCTAGTATGGAATGCACCTAACCAAGCAGGTCTTGTTACAGACCAAGAAGGTAATGAAGTACCAGCAGGTCAAACAACTGGTAATGACATTATTTGGGTAGGACTTCCAAAGGGAATCACAAAGATTCCAGGCTTACAGTCATTGACTGAAATGGGAATCCCAAAGGGTTCACTAGACATTTTGTTCCAAGGTGGACTAGACCTTCTGTATATGAAGGGCAACCCAAACGTATTTAGCGACATCTTCCCAGTGGGACCTTATGTTGCTATTCCTGTATCTGAGGTTGTTAAGCGTCAGCCATCACTAGAAGAATCTTTCAAGTGGGCATTACCATTTGGTCCATCAAAGGATGCACTATCTGGCCTTGCTCCTACTTGGTTCCAACGTTTACAGACTCGTGCTGCAGGTCTTAATGACCCAGCATTTGCTCGTTCTTATCAGTTAATCTGGAATACAGAACAGCAACGTGCAAAGCGTAATGGACAAGATCCAGTACCTGCAGGCAAGATTCTTAGAATGACTAAGGATTACTGGAATATGCGTACTGCGGCTAACTTGATTATGCCGTTTGCTCCACGCTTTGATAGTCCTTACAAGTATTACTTAGATAAGTCACGTGAGTATCGTCGTCTATATGGACTCGAAGCAGATGCTAAGTTCTTAGATGACTACCCAGAGTTCTTCTCATTCTCAGCAAGTCTTTCATCTAACCCAACTAACGTACAGTCTTCTGTACAGGCGGTTAACAACATCAAGAAATATGATGGGCTTGTTGGAGATTTAGCAAAGATTGAACCACGTTTAGTTGGTTTAATTGTTAATGACTTTTCAGGATACGAGTTCTCACAGGCAGCATACGATTACCTATACGGCAAGCGTATTGCATCTGATTCACCAGAGAAGTTCTTGACATCCCAGTCACCAGCAGAAGCGCAAAAGCGCAACGAAGCTGAAAAGGGATGGATTCAATACAACCGTATTATGGATGCTATTGATAATGAGCTACAAGATCTTGGCTTAACATCTACTCAGCAAAAGGGTGCAGAGTACCTTGCTGCTATTAAAGCTGCGGTTATTACAAAGCTCTCTCAAAAGACAGATGCTGATGGAAACCCAATCATTAACCCAAAGACTGGTCAAATTGAACAGACTGCTTGGTCAGATGACTACAACGATTCAGATGGTTCTAAAACCAACCGAGTAATCCTTGGCCTTGGAAAGATTCTATCTGACGATAAGTTTATTGAGGTTAATAAGAATAACTCTACTTGGAAGTCAGTATCTGCCTACTTAGATCTACGTAAGGCTGTTGCTCAAGAACTTGCAAGTCGTAAAGTCAAGTCAATTAACGCTAAGGCTAATACTGATTTACGATTTATCTATGATGGAACTGTTAACAAACTCAAGCAAGATGACAAGTTAGGGTTTGCTTATGTATATGACCGCTTCTTGTCACAAGACCTTGTGTACGATAAGTATTTAACCCCGAAGGAGAATAAGTAATGGCTTTATCAGAAGCGATGAAGGCTGCCCTTAAGGGTTTAGGTTATACAGATGAGCAGATTGCTGCTATGGATGCAGCGCCTTCAGGCACTGATACTGAAACCGATAAAGTAACAAAGCCAAAGGTAACTGCAACTAAGTATCCAAGTATTTCTAGTCCTACTCAGGCAACATCACTTATTAACAAAGTATTTGAGTCTGTATTAAAGCGTCCTGCTACTGCTGCAGAAATGAAGAAGTGGAAGCCGCTACTTAAGGCAGCTCAAGAGAAGAATGCCTCAACCCAGACATATACCGTTAAGGGTACTGTTGGCACTCAGGCAACTACAGGTGGATTAGATGCTGATACTTGGTTATTGCTTCAGCTTCAATCCGATCCAGAATACAAGGCAGAACTTGATAATGTTAAGTTTACCGATCCTTACCTATTTACTCGTAAGTCAGATAAGAAACTATATGAAGATGCAGTTGCTGCTGCCGGTGGAGATGTTGCTAAGTTAGCAGAAGTAGAAGCAACTACAACTTATGGACGAGGACTTAAAGACCTCAAGGATGCTATTGAAACAGCACGACTTGCAGCTGGTGCAGAACTTACAGATGTTGAAGTTAATGCCCTTGCACAAGAGGCATACGATAAAGGTCTTGATAGAGAGCGTAATTCTTTTAACGCATTCCTTGACCAGAAGTTTAAGTTTGGTGCTACAGGTGCCAAAGGTAAAGCAGGCGAGCAGTTAGCAGATCTACAAAAAGTTGCAGCAGCTAACGGGCTAGACTTGCAAAAGGCTTTTGGTACGCAGTTGCCTACTTGGTTTGCATCTATTAACAAGGGTGAGTCTATTGAGACTTACAAGAAGCAGATTCGTGATGTAGCCAAGATTGGTATGCCACAGAACATTGCCTCATTGCTTGACAATGGTATTGACCTAGATGCTATCTACTCACCATACAAGAATGTAATGGCATCTGTACTAGAGATTAACCCAGAGTCAATCACACTCAGTGACCCATTATTGCGTAGTGCAATTACTGGTGAAAAAGAACTTCCTATCTATGAATTTCAGCGCCAACTTCGTAAGGACACACGCTGGCAATATACCAATCAGGCTAAAGAAGAAGTGTCTGATGTCGCACTTAAAGTCCTTCGTGACTTTGGATTTCAGGGGTAAAGATGGCTAGATACGATAGAGATATGCCAGACGGTGGTGGAGATCTAGGATTTTATACTAGTCTGGGGCAAGAAGGCGAAAAAGGAAAAACTATTGCTGAGCAAAATGCAGCAGACGC